GCCAATTCTACTACTAAAAACACCGGAACTAAGCAAGATCCTCCCTTGTCTACTATACCTCAGGCCTCTCCTAACTACGGCTTTGGCGCTGGGTATGCAGCGAGCTTATAATGATTGAGATTATTGGATAAAGTAAATGGCAGAGAATATACCTAAATACAGAGGAAAATTAAAAACAGCCAATCCAAGTGTGGGCGGTGGGGATACCAAAATGTATCCTATCCTTGCGACGGTTAAGGATAACATCGACCCTAATCATTCAGGAAGAATCAAAGTTCTTCTAGGCGACAAAGCTGTACAGGATCCCGAAGATTCTACTAATTGGATAACAGTAAGCTATCTTAGCTCATTCGGCGGTACAACTGGAGCTAGCGGCGGAAACACTGGAACAGGGTCATATAAAGCTAACCCAAGTTCATTCGGGCAAACTAATTCACCTCCCGATATTGGAACTAAGGTCGTGGTAATTTTTATCAACGGAGATATTAACTACGGTTACTATCTGGGTGTAGCACATGACCCAGAAGCGATGCACTCTATTCCGTCTACTGGTACATCTGACAATGTTGTTCCAAACAGTGGCGAAGCAAAAAGCTTAGGCGGTTCGACTCGTTTGCCTGTCACTAACATGAACACAAACGACCCATCAACAACTGACAGTTCAGAATTTAATTCTACTCCTCGTCCAGTTCATAGTTACTCAGCAGCAATCCATTCTCAGCAGGGTACAGTAAGAGATACAGTGCGCGGACCTAAATCATCTAGTGCATCTCGTGAATCTCCTAGCCGTGTAGGCTGGGGCGTTAACTCGCCGGGTAGACCAATTTATAGCGGTGGGTATGATGATTCAACACTACCACAGAATCTAGCTACTGCAAATCCGCAGCAACTTCAAGTAGTNNCAAGACGNACTGGTCACAGCATCACTATGGATGACGGCGACACAGTTGGCAAGGATCAGGGCATTCACATTAGAACATCACTCGGTCATCAATTAATGATGAGCGATGACGGACAGACCCTAATGCTGTTGCACTCGAATGGTCAATCATATATTGAATTGGGCAAAGAAGGTACAGTCGATATCTTTACAACCAACTCAGTCAATATGAGAACACAAGGTGATATCAACTTACACGCTGACCGTGATGTTAATATTCAAGCAATGGAAAACTTTAAAGTTCAGGCTAAGAATATTCAGTTTAATTCTGATGAAAAAACTAAATTCCGTTCAGGGCAAGATTTTCTAATTACTTCACTACAGAAATTAACAGCTAAAGTAACTGGGGCTGTTGCATTTAGTTCAGGGGCTGAGGCATCTCTTGTTGGTGGCGGAGACACATTTATTAATGGATCCAAAGTAAATCTCAATAGCGGGTCACCTAGTACGACTCCAGAAGAAGTTCCAATCATTCCTCTCAATGCACAAACTGATACACTACACGATCCTAACGTAGGATTTGCTGCTGCTCCTGGCAAGCTATTGACTATTGCATCAAGAGCGCCGGCACATGCGCCATGGGCAAATGCAGGACAGGGTGTTGACGTAAAGAATAGTATGGATGCAGGATCAAATCTACCTTCATCTCCTAACCCATCAGTGCAGCAAACAAATCAGGCTGCGTTGTCTGGTGGTGGTCAAGGTGGTACAGCAGGTGCTGCTGGTGCAACTCCTGCTCTTGCCGGTGATCCGCCTGCTGCTACTCCACCAAACATAGCCACAATTGCTTCTGCGCCGTCTGTGACTGCGATCTCCGACGCAATTGACGCTGATACTACTGACGCTATGATAGCTTCTGTAGCAACTGTTGCAGCGACAGGCCCATTGAGTTCGGCTGCTACATTAGGCGCTACGGTCGTTTCAACTGATACAGGAAACATCGCTGCTGTCGGATCGTTTGCTCTTACTCCATCACAGTTGGCAAGCGCAGGCATTATCAAGCCGGGTTCGGATACTCTTATTAACAGTCTTGTAAACTCAGGTGCCAGTATCGATCAAGCAATGCCGTCTTCATTGTTCACCGGCACACCGGGCGCAGAAGATTTAGCAAGCCTAGCTGCAAACCCAACAGCACAGGCAACTGCCGTAGTGACAACTATGCAGCAAGCACAGACGGCATTAGGAATGACAGGTGTAATCTCTGGTAACGAATCTGCTACACAAGTTGCAGGCCTAGTACAAGCAGGTTCTACCGTTGGAATTGACGCTACTATGGCTGCAATTCAGCAAGTAACAGGACAGACCGGAACAGCATTGGCAAGTGTCACTGGAGCATCCAGCGCATTGTCTGGTGTAAGTAATGCATTGTCAGGATCAGCAGGCTCATTGACCGGTACTGCTTCTGCCGCAGTTAATAGTTCTGCTGGCGCAATCTACGGATCAGTTAACCAAATACAAAGCGCACTAAGCGCAATTGGTTCAGGTGGTGCAGCAGCTACATTTGCATCAACTGCAACTGGTGGACTCGGTGGCATAGCAAGTTCGCTAACTGCAATGGGTGGATCACCTGATTTATCTAGCTTGCTCAGTACAGTGGATGGCGTTTCTGCATCAGCATTTAATGCTATCGTAGAATCATTCACTCCACTTGAAGCTAATGTTCCGCAAAATCTAAGTGCTATTGCAAAAGCAAAAGCAGCATCAAATGCAACAAGAGCAAATCAATCGACACAACTTGGTGGCTCTTTACTAAGCGGACTAGCTGGCGGATCGCTCACTGGAGCTATTAATTCTGTGATTAGTGGATCGAGTGGACTTGGGTCTATTTCAGGTTCGACACAAAACATTCTTGGGTCACTCAGTTCTGTTGCTGGAGGTATTACAGGTCTGAACACTGGAAGTATTTCTCCATCATCGCTTGCAAGTAACTTGGGTTCTGTAAATGCAGCACAAGGATTGATCAACAACAGTGTAGGCGGAATAACTGGATCAGTAAGTAAAATAACTAATGCACTATCATCTGCTGCAAGATCAACTGGATTAAGTTCAAGTATTGTTACAAGTACTATAGGAGGAATTACTGCTATTGCTAATACAGTTTCTGGAAACGTAACAGCAAGATCAACTATTTCATCGCCGCTCAATCCATCTATCGGTGGAATTACTTCTGCTGTCAACGCAATTAGCAGTCTTGCTGGTTCAGCATCAGTGAACCCAAGCGATTATAATGCGTTGTCGAGCGCCGCTTCAGTTATTCAGCAGGGATCCTCAGCATCGCTGTCCGCAGCCGCTGCGAGTGGTGTATCGAATCTGCCGGGCGGAATTAACACAGTTGCTTCGGTTCTTAATAGAGCAAAGGGAGCATTAAATTCTATTCCAGGTACAAGTCAATTGACTGGTTTAATTAATCAAGTACAAAGGTCTGTTATGGGAGCTACCAATCCTATCAGTGGTGTATCGTCTATTGTTTCCAGTCTGCAAGGACAAGCAAATGGACTCACTGCACTTGCTAGTGCTGGATTGCCGGTCGGTGCTATCGCACAGCTTCAGTCGGCTCTTTCAAGTATACCGGGCGGAACATCTTCAATTGTCATGCCTTCTATAGGATTTAATACTACAGACCGTAGTACTGTTACTGCACAAATCAATAACATACTAGGTGATCCGGGTATTCCTGCTCCTAGCTTAATTGGAGAAATCCCAGATAGTGCTGAAGATGCATATCAGCAAATTGTATCAGAGGCTGATTCTGCATATCAGATTCAAGATCAGGTTAGCCAATATGAAGATAGCATTCAAAATGCACTTGATGCATATTACAAGGCAGAACAAAATCTTCCAGAAGGTGATCCGGGCATTGACCAAGCTTATCAGACATATTTGAATCTTGTCAACGATCCAGAATATACTTCATTGTTGAGTGAACTAGATGGTCTAACTAATGATGTCAATGCTGTTGATGCATCAAGCACTGCAAGCGCAACTGCATCGGATTCAACACAGGCTATTTCTTCATCTGATGGTAGCATACTAAATGCGGTTACTGGTCCGCAAATCGGTGCTGTAAATAGTTCGCTAGCAGGAGCATTCTCAATCGCAGGCGGATTGTCAGGCGGGGCATCAATTGGCACTGCTGCTTCAGGCTCAATTGCCGGTGTAACTAATTCTCTCGGTGGCTCAATTAATTCTACTGTCAGTGATTTGAGTTCATTAGCGTCTGATGCATCACTATCCATTCTGAATCAAAATGCGTCAGGTATCAATGCAAACGCAAATCAAACTATATCCACTGTGACTTCAGATTCATTAATCGCATTGCAGGCTCAGGCTGCTACGAATGAGGCAGACTTGAACAATTCGTTGACTGGAATAACCGGGCCAACTACTCTGATTCCACCTGACATAACGACTGCATGAGGGGATAAATATTAATATGCCAATGTACGTCGGATATAGCTCGATTAATGCGAATAAACCGCAGACCACCAATATCCCTAACGGGGTAGACAATGGTGTGGGTTCTACTGTGCGCCCACTAGTCTCGGGTAAAAAGTTTGTTGAGTACGATGAACAGCTTATCCTTCAAGACCTTGTTAATGCATTGAATATACCTAAAGGATCCAAAGTAGGTCAGCCCGCGTATGGTACAAATATTTGGGATTTTATATTCGAACCCAATACATCGAACACCCAGCAGGCAATCTACAATGAAATTCGTAGAGTTGCTGCACTGGATCCTAGACTGATTATTAATACAATCAAGGCTTATCCGGCATCTAATGGTATACTAATTGAAGTCATGCTTGCTGTTGCACCCTTCAATAATCCTCAGCAATTGTCTATCTTTTTCAATCAAAATACCAACGTAGCCGTGCTTCAATAACAAAAACCGCTTTTTTGATAATGATAAATATATTATCAAAAGAGAGTTATTATGGCTACGAGTTCAAGACAATCTGCATTATTTGGGGTAAATGACTGGCAAGCTCTTTACCAAACATACAACCAGGCTGACTTCAAAAGTTACGATTATGAAACACTACGTAAAAGTTTCATCGACTACTTGCAGCTTTACTATCCGGAAACTTTCAACGATTATATCGAATCTTCTGAGTTCATTGCTCTCTTAGACGTTATTGCATTCATGGGTCAGGGGCTTGCCTTCCGTTCTGACCTGAATGCTCGTGAAAACTTCATTGATACTGCACAGCGCCGCGACTCTGTTATCAAGCTTGCTAATCTTGTATCCTATACTCCAAAGCGTAATCTAGCTGGTCAGGGTTATCTGAAGGTAACTAGTGTATCGACTACACAGAACATCACTGACATTAATGGTATGAATTTGAGCAACGTTCCTGTTCTATGGAACGACCCAGCCAACCCAAATTGGCTAAATCAAATGAACACTATTTTTAACGCTACATTAATTCCTTCGCAGCGTATCGGTAAGCCAGGCAATAGCACAAATATTCTCGGTGTTGTAACTAGCGAATACGCTATTCAGATCACCCCTACNTCACTTCCAATCATTCCATTCTCATCATCAATTAATGGTCAGAATACTGCATTTGAATTAGTAAGTGTTACTTCGTTGAATCAAGATTACGTATACGAAATTCCTCCTGCTCCATCAGGAAAATTCAATATGCTTTATCGTAACGACATGCTAGGATACGGCAGTCCAAATACTGGATTCTTCTTCTACTTCAAACAGGGTACTCTTCAGAATTTTGACTTCAATTTGCAGCAAGCAATTTCAAATCAAGTTATTCCAATTGGTGCAATCGAAAACATCAATAACACTGACACTTGGCTATATCAGTTCAACAATGACGGTACAAGAACACCATGGACCCAAGTTGAAAACGTTTATGCAAACGCTTATCTACAAGCGGAAACTTCACAGCGTTTGCTGTTCTCTGTACAGTCTCAGACTAATGACGCCGTAAGCTATGTTTTCGGTGACGGTGTATTCTCGAATATTCCAGTCGGTAACTTCAGAGCATATGTTCGTTATGGTAATGCGTTAACTTACACAATCGACCCAAGTGAAATGTCCGGCATCTCTGTTGCATTCACTTATCTTGACAACACTGGAACCCCACAGACTCTTACTGTAGGTCTAGCACTCACTGAAACTGTATCAAACGCTCAGGCTCGTGAATCATTGAACGATATCAAGCAGCGCGCCCCTCTTCGTTACTACACTCAGAATCGTATGGTTAACGGAGAAGACTACAGCAACTTCCCATACACGCTATACAGTTCAATCATCAAGTCAACTGCTATCAATAGATCATCTGTTGGCGTATCAAAGAATCTAGACTTACTCGACCCAACTGGAAAGTATTCCAGCATTAACTCATATGGATCAGACGGTGCTCTTTACCAAGACAATTCTCCGGGCTTCTTATCGCTTACAATTGATAACACAAGCGATATCATTGCGTTCTTTACTAATACTCTTGCTAGGGTATTGGCTCTTAATGAAGCCAATCAATACTATATTCAAAACTACCCTAGATATGCAGTCAATTCATCAACTGGTGACGGCACTGTTTATTGGAATGCAAGTACGGTAAATACTGGTTCAGAAACAGGTTATCTATATAACATTACTCCTGGTACTGTTATTACTAACCCAATGCCTGTAGGAACATATTCTACTACTGATGTTCAGTACGTTACTACTGGAGCAATCTGTCAGTTCACTGCGCCAACTGGATATTATTTTGACGCTAACAATCGTTTGGTTGCAGGTATTCCACCTACTAGCACTTCAACATACATTTGGGTAACTGTTCTCAATGTAATCGGAGACGGAAGCAACAATGGTAATGGCAACTTTGCTAATGGTTCAGGCCCAATCACATTAAATGGTTATGTTCCTAACGGTGTAATTCTTACTCAAGTAATTCCAGCATTCGGCAACATCATTCCTACTACAGTAATTCAAGAATGCATTCTTAGAATGGAATTGCAGCAGAACTTTACTTTGGTATTCAACAATTCATTGCCAATTAATCAAGAACGTTGGTCAATTTCAACTTATACTGATCCTAATGCATTCGTAACTTTGACTAGTGTTCCTAATACTAATACATATAGTATTACGTACAAATCATTGAGCTATTATTTTGGTTCTGTATCAGATACTAGATTCACATTTGATGCTAATCAAGTTGTATACGATCCTTATTCAGGACAAATTCTTCAAGACTTTGTGAATATTCTTGGAATTAATTCTCAATTTGGTTNTAGCCAATCATTGGGCAGCAATACTTCAGTAAACGTCATTGGACAGACTGTTCAGCCTGACGGGTACATCAATGACTTCCAAGTTGAAGTATCAGCAACAGATGTCAACAATGGTAAACTCATTTTGAACCCAGACTTTTTCAATGAAATCACTGGTTATGTTAATGGTGGAGCAAACATCGGCGTTTATGTATTCTTCGAAACTGTTGTTGATCCTCTCAATCTCACTGTAAAGTATATCGTGCCTTCATCTAATGTCGTGTATCAATATCCTACAGCAGCGCAGATTGAAGTAGTGAAGTATCAGTATCCGCAAGGGCAGTTGTTCTATGCATACGCAGAAAATAGCTTCTACACTACTGTTCAGGAACCAACTG